TTTGGTAAGTTTAATTGGAAAATAGAATAGACAGAATAGAAAGCAAGATAGATGACCTACAAGAAGCTGTTGTTTCTTTAGCGCGTGTAGAGGAAAGGATTGCGACTATATTTAATCGTCAAACTTTGATTGAAAATAAAATTAGTACAATGGATGAAAAGTTACAGAATATATCTCCATCTGTTGTGTTTGGAGAGCGGGTATTTTGGATAATCATTGTTGCGACTGCAACTGTAATAGGAAGAATGCTATGAAAAAAATAGGTAAGTGGGTAAGAAATCTGGTTCAAACTGCTACTGAAAAGCAGGTGGGCATAGCAGTGGTAGTCCTTGTCATTGTTCTGATAGGGCTTGGCGCAGCATGATTAGTGCGTTAATAGGCCCAGTTAGTGCCATACTAGACAAGGTTATTCCTGACACAAACTTGAAAGAAAAGTTGTCTCATGAAATAGCTACGATGGCCGAACGTCATACCCAAGAACAGGTTATGGCGCAGATTGAGGTTAATAAAATTGAAGCAGCTCATAATAGTATGTTTGTTGCTGGCTGGCGACCTGCTATTGGTTGGATATGCGCTTTGGGCATGGCTGGCAACTTTTTAATTATACCGTTTGTAAACATGGCTCTTGAGTTATTTGAAACGGGTGTAGAGATACCGTTAATAGCACTAAGTGAGATGATGCCTGTTCTAATGGGCATGTTGGGTTTAGGCGCAATGAGAACCTTTGAGAAAACTAAAGGTGTTTCGAGAGAAAAATAATGGATAATCCGTTTATTACTGGCCTTGCTGCGGCAGGAAGACAAGTACGAAACAATACTGTTGGAACCGTTGACTCTCTTTCTGGAGATGATAGCAGTTCTAGTATAGATTATACCCCTTGGGATGAGCTTTTGGGTTTTTATTCTAAAGAAACAACTGAAGGCTCTGAATCAGAAATAGCCAGCATCTTGGCTGACCAGGCTAGAGGTGAGCTTGATTTACTATATAGCTCTGGATTGCCTGAAAACGAAAAAGCAGCAGTCCTCGCAGATTATTTGCAAAGGTCTGGGTTTAGTGCAGACATTGTTCCGCAGCTAAGTGGTGGTCAATTTACTAAAGAAGATGTGGTTTCAACTTTAGCAAAATATGGCTACGACTCTCGCGGTCAACAGTTACCAACTAAAGAAGAAAGAGGAGCTATTTTAGGTGATGCTTATCCATTTGCTAATCAAGCCATGGGAACTACAGAAGTTACCCAAGATACCGTTAATCAAATTCTTTCTGGGGCTATGGCAGCCCGTCAAGAAATTATGGGAGACACTGCCTTCCCTACAAGTGAGCAAGAGTTAGCTGTACAAGCAGCAGTTGCTGATTTGTTTGCTGATGCAGGTATTGGAGTCGACCAAAGCACAATTAATCCGTACAGCTTAGAGGGAGATTCTCTTGGTCGGTTTGTAGACCGGATTACAGTTGTAGATGAAACTGCCGAAGCCGCTGCTGCCGAAGCCGCCGCCAAAGCCGCTGCAGACAAAGCCGCTGCAGACAAAGCCGCCGCTGACAAGGCTGCTGCTGATAAGGCCGCTGCAGACAAAGCCGCCGCCGAAGCCGCTGCCGTCGAAGCCGCTGCTGCTGAAGCTGCTGCCGTCGAAGCCGCTGCTGCCGTCGAAGCTGCTGCTGCTGAAGCTGCTGCTGCTGAAGCTGCTGCTGCTGAATCTACGGCCTCATTAAATAACGAGCTTTTAGAAGCAGATTCTGCTCTAGGCGATACTACACTATCAGACGATTCTTCAACAATTGATGGCGTAACAATTACAGGCGCATCTGAGACTATAAGCACATCTGGGCCTACAAGCACAGCAACAGATTCTGAATCTGCTTCTTCTTATTCATGGATATACGAAAACGGTGGGTTTGTTTACGCTCCTTTTGATATTGATGGCAATAGAATTCCTGGTGGAGAAAGAGTTTCTGTAGGAGATGTTAGCGGTACTGAAGGAAAAGTTTTTACAGAAGGAGAAACTGTAAGTATTTTAGACTTGGGAGAAGGATTTGAATTAGAGCATGGAGGAGCTGAAGAAGATACAGGTGGTGTAGCTACAAGCACAGCAGTTGACCTATCTGGATTACTTAACGTAATTGGCCCTATTGGGCCTACATCTGGCCCTACACAAACAGCTACACCAACAAGCACTACAACTACAACTACAACTAGCCCTACAATTACAACTAGTATGCCAACAATTACTGGCACTGTCGGCCCTACTGTCGGGCCTACTATTGGCCCTACAATTACAACTAGTATGCCAACAATTACTGGCACTGTCGGCCCTACTGTCGGGCCTACTATTGGCCCTACAATTACAACTAGTATGCCAACAATTACTGGCACTGTCGGCCCTACTGTCGGGCCTACTATTGGCCCTACAATTACAGCCACAGGCACACCTACAGGCACCGGAACCGGAACCGGAACTGGGACCGGCACAGGCACGGGAACGGGCACCGGAACCGGAACGGGTACTGGCACAGGAACCGGCACAGGAACTGGCACAGGCACAGGAACCGGGACAGGAACCGGGACAGGAACCGGGACAGGAACCGGGACAGGAACCGGGACAGGAACGGGCACTGGAACGGGCACTGGAACGGGCACTGGAACGGGCACTGGAACGGGTACAGGCACGGGTACAGGCACGGGTACAGGCACGGGTACAGGTACTGGTACAGGAACAGGCACGGGCACAGGAACAGGGACAGGTACAGGTACAGGTACTGGTACTGGGACTGGAACTGGAACTGGCACTGGGACTGGAACTGGGACTGGCACTGGGACTGGGACTGGTACAGGTACGTCAACGCCAACACCAACGCCAACACCAACAGTTACACCAACAGTTACACCAACAGTTACACCACCAGTTACAAGTTCGCCAACAACAATTACTACAAGCATTCCTACTACTATAGCGACTAGCGCACCTACAGGAACGGGAACCGGTACGGGCACTGGTACGGGCACTGGGACAGGTACTAGAAGAGATGGATTAATTATTTCTTTAGCTCAACAAGCACCAATTACCGAACAAATGTTTTCAAGAGAGTTATTTGAGCCAAAGTTTACAGAGCTAGATAACGTAGCTAAGGCTTTGGGAATGCTTCAATCTATAGGAAGACGATTCTAATGACATACTTAGATTTAATTAATAGCGTTCTACGAAGATTACGAGAGGACACTGTAGATACAGCTAATGGTACTGACTATTCTCATCTTATAGGTGATTTGGTTAATGACGCTAAAAAGATTGTAGAAAACTCTTTTGACTGGACTTCTTTGCGAGACTCTATAACTATTAACACTGTAAGTGGAACAGATACCTACTCACTTACTAACAGTGGTGATTTAGCTGTAATTAAGGATGTAATGAACACTACGTCTAAAAGGTTCATGAATTTAAGAAGTAAAGAATATTTTAACAACGTAACTTACAACACCACGCCACAATCAGGCTCTCCTGATTATTTTACATTTGTAGGTACGGATGCTAATAGAGATTTAGAAGTTCAAGTCTATCCAAAGCCTGATGCGGCATACGCTTTAAGGTTTGATGTTGTTAAACCACAAACTGACTTGACCACTGACTCAGATAGTTTGTTAGCACCTACTAACCCTGTAATACAACTAGCTTACGCTATGGCTTTAAGAGAAAGAGGTGAAACTGGCGGTCAAAGTGCAGCAGAACAATTTGCTGTAGCTTCTACTGCCTTATCTGATGCTATTGCATTTGATGCTAACAGATACCCTTCTGAGTTAACTTTTCAGGTACGATAATGGCCCAGAAACTACAAAGCATAACTATTACGGCTCCAGGGTTTGCGGGTATAAACACCCAAGATGCCCCGTTAGCACAAGACCCTACCTTTGCGTCAGTTGCAGATAACTGCATTATTGACAAAGAGGGGCGAGTAGCTGCGCGTAAGGGTTACGATATGGTATCTACCAATGGCCCTGCTGTACTAGGAAGCTCTGACGGCATAGAGGCTATACATCAATATAGAGATTCAGGTGGTAACACTAAAATATTTTCTGCGGGTAACAACAAAATATTTCACGGGACTTCTACTTTAACAGACGATACTCCTGGCAGTTATACAATTAGTGCTAATAACTGGAAGATGCTTAACTTTAATGACCATGCTTACTTTTTTCAAAGAGCGCATGAGCCATTGATATATACAAATTCTGTCGCTGATGTTGAAACAATGTCTTCTCATGCCCACGCCACAGGGACACCACCACAGGGTAATGAAGTTTTAGCCGCATTTGGTAGGTTGTTTGTTGCGGACTTCGCAACGGATAAGTCTACTATATATTGGAGCGACCTATTAAACGGTCATGCTTGGACTGGTGGTTCTACAGGTTCTATAGACATATCTAAGGTATGGCCTAATGGATATGATGAGATTGTAGCCCTAGCAGCTCATAACGGGTTTCTCGTTATTTTTGGAAAAGACTCTATAGTTGTTTATGAGGGGGCTGACTCTCCTGCTTCGATGACTTTAGCTGATACTATATCAAATATAGGATGTGTCTCTAGGGACGCGGTTGTATCTACGGGTAAGGATTTAATCTTTTTAGACCGTTCAGGCGTAAGAAGTCTAGCAAGAACAATTCAAGAAAAGTCTTCACCCATTGGTGACATCTCTAAAAATGTTAACAATGACATTAAAAATTTAACAGCTAGCGAAACAGGTAATATCTCATTACATTACTCGCCTAAAGAAGCGTTTGTTCTTGTTAATTTTCCTGTTCTTCAAACGGTGTATGTCTTTGATACTAGGTTTCCTCTCCAAGATGGCTCATACAGAGCTACCACTTGGTCTAGTATGTCACCACTGCGGTTTACTAATTTGGTGGATGACACTATTTACATTGGAAACGCAACTGGCATTGCTGAGTATGATAGCTATACAGACGGAACAGGCTCATATCAATTAAGTTACTTCTCGCATCCCCTGGCATTTGGGGATAGCTCTGTGCTTAAATTTTTAAAGAAAGTTAACTTAATTACTTTTGATGGCTCTGAAGCTACAGTTGTGTTGAACTGGGCTTACGATTATTCAAATGCTTATAAAAAACAAGCATACGTTTTACCTGCTAATAACGCAGCACAATATAATATATCTGAGTTTAACACTACAGCCGAATACTCTAGCTCATTAAGTTTAATTAACAGACAGAAAATTAATACTTCTGGTTCTGGAGCTGTTGTGTCCGTAGGAGTAGAAACAACTGTGAACGGCAAATCTATTGCTATTCAACAATTTAACATTCATGCACTACTTGGAAGGATTGTCTAATGACTGACTA